AATGGTGCTATTGCTAATAGTGTTATATTTAATCGTTCAGATAACCCAGAATTATCAAGAACTCCATCATCAGGAGGTAACAGAAGAACTTTTACTGTAAGTGTTTGGGTTAAATTAGCTTCACACTTTGGTACAAGAAGAATATTTTTTTCTCAAGGTCCAGCTGGTTCTGGTAATAACTATTTTTTAATGGAAGTAGATGCATCAAATAAATTATATATTAGTGCAAATGATGGTTCAGGAGTAGAAGATTTATCTTTGATTACTAATAGAACTTTTGAAGATACATCTAAATTTTACCATATTCTTCTTGCAGTTGACACAACTCAATCAACAGCATCCAACAGAGCAAAACTCTATGTTGATGGTGACCAAATAACTAGTTTTTCAACAGAAACTTATTTTGGTCAAAATTATGATACAAATGTCAATCATACAGAAAAACTAGTTGTTGGTGAGTATACTTCAACTGCATATGCATTTGATGGGTATATGGCTGAAGTAAACCTTGTAGATGGACAGGCACTAACACCTGACACATTTGGCTTGACCGACACAAGCACAGGACGTTGGATACCAAAAGCATTAACAGGTATCACTTACGGAACTAATGGATTCAGATTACAGTTTGGATCATCAAGTGCACTTGGAGATGACACCAGTGGTAATACAAATGATTTCAGTGTGACAAACCTTTTAGCTGGAGACCAGACCACCGATAGTCCAACCCAGAATCATGCGACATTTAGTCCAAGTTTTTCATCATCATCTATGTTATTATCTGAGGGAAATCTTACAGTTACTGACAATGCAAATGCTAATTATGAGTCAGCTTATGTTGGTATGCCAGTTCAAAGTGGTAAATACTATTTTGAAATTACAATGGATGTTGCTCCACAATTTTTAATTCTAGGTGTAAATAATTTAACAGCAGTAACAGCAAATAAAAATCAATTTGCTGGTTATGCTGATGGAAGTGCTGGTTTTTTATTTCATACAACTTCTGATAGTATATATTATGGAGGTAATAATTATATTAATGCAGGTTCAGCAACAACTCTTAGTAATGGCGATAAAGTTGCAGTGGCTTATGATGCAGATACTGGTGCATTTTGGGTAGCAAAAAACAATAGTTGGTTATATAGTGGCAATCCATCAACTGGTGCTAATCCATTGTTTAGTGGTATCACCGCTAAGGAATTAGTTTATTTTAGTACAGCTAATTGGTATTCAACTGTAAAACAATCATATAATTTTGGTCAAAAATCTTTCACCTACACCCCACCAACTGGCTTTGTGGCTTTACAACAAGACAACTTGCCAGAAACAGATAGAGGCATAGTTGGTCTAACTTGGATTAAAGACAGAGATAATGCTTATAGTGGTGGACTAAGAGACAGCAGTAGAGGTAGACACAAAGACATATTTTCAAACTTACAACAAGCTGAAGTAACTAATACTGATGGTGTACAAAAGTTTTTAAAAGGTGGTATACAAATTGAAGATTTGACAGGATTAAATGCAAGTGGTGCATCTATTGTATCATGGAACTGGGTAGCAAATGGAGGGGTCACTAGCACCAACAATAATGGTTCAATTACCTCAACTGTTCAGGCGAATACGACAGCTGGATTTTCTATTGTGCAATATACTGGAACTGGTAGTGCAGGAACAGTTGGTCATGGATTATCTTCTACACCAGAATGGTTTATAATAAAATCAAGATCAGTCGGTACTAATTGGTACGCATATCATAAAAGTATGGGTGCAACTTATCAGATGTATTTAAATCTTAATTATGCAAAAGATACATCAGTTTTAACTGCTTGGAATGACACAGCACCAACATCGAGTGTTATTAGTTTAGCACCTACTGGATATGGCAGTAACAATGCAAGTGCAACGTATGTAATCTATGCTTGGCACGGAGTTGAAGGCTTTAGTAAATTTGGTAGCTACACTGGAAACGGAAGTACAAATGGTCCGTTTGTGTACACAGGATTTAAACCAGCTTGGATAATGATAAAACAAACAAATTCCACTGGTAGTTGGATTATAAGTGATAACAAAAGAAACATTTTTAATCCAATAGATAAACTTTTAAGAGCTGAAGGAACTAATACAGAATCTACTTTTACATCATACGATATGTTAAGTAATGGGTTTAAACAAAGAAATACTGATACTGGTTTTAATGGTAGTGGTAGCACATACATCTACATGGCATTTGCTGAACATCCATTCGTTGGGGACGGAACAAACCCTGTGACTGCGAGGTGACATGCCTTTAATTCGTATACCTTTTAAAGGTGGTTTTAACAAACAAATAACACAAAGTGAAGCAGCAAACCAATGGACAGATGGTGATTTTGTTCGTTTTCGTTATGGTGAACCTGAAAAGATTGGTGGCTGGCAACAAGCTGTAGCCACAACAATGCCTGGTGTGGCAAGAGCCTCACACATTTGGACTGATAGAGATGGCACAGAATACATAGCTATAGGCACAAGTAAAGGTTTGTTTTTGTTTTATGGTGGTGGTATTTATGATATTAGTCCTCTTGAAACTGCAATAACAGGTTTGACTTTTACCTCCACAAATGGGTCTGCAACAGTAACAGTTAATAAAACTTCACATAATTTAAAAGCAGGTGAGTTCGTTGTATTTTCATCAGTTACAATGCCAGGAAGCGGTACAGGATTTACTGCTGCTAATTTTACAGATAATCCTTTTCAAGTTATTACAGTAGCATCAAACAGTTTTACAATTACCATGCCCTCTAGTGAATCTGGTTCTGGTATGACAGCAGCAGGTTCAGGAACAGTGCAATCTTATTTTCCTGTTGGTTCAGCCACACAAACACTTGGTTTTGGTTGGGGTACAGGAACTTGGAATGGTTCTACTGCTTGGGGTTCAGCAACCTTAGCTTCAGCTACAAGTTTAGAACCAGGTAATTGGTCATTAGATAATTATGGCACAATATTGATAGCAACAATTAAAAATGGGGGCACGTTTGAATGGAATCCAACTGATGGTGTAACCACAAGAGCAACTGCTGTGACCACAAATCCAACAGCAAGTGTTATGACAATTGTATCAGATACAGATAGACATCTAATTCATTTGGGAACAGAAACAACTATTGGGTCTATTAACACACAAGATAAAATGTTTATACGTTTTTCAGATCAAGAAGATAGAACAGACTATGTGCCTGTTTCAACTAATACAGCAGGAACATTTCAATTAGATAGTGGGTCAAAAATAGTTAGTGCAGCACGAGGTAAAGATTACATATTTATTGTAACAGACACCTCTGCTTATATTATGCAGTTTGTAGGGCCTCCATTTACATTTTCAATAAGACAAGTTGGTTCAAACTGTGGAGCCATGTCACAACACTCATTAGTGCATGTGGATGGTATTATGTATTGGATGGGTAAGTCTGGTGGTTTTTATGCTTACGATGGTGGTTCAGTAAAAAAAATAACTTGTTCTGTTGAAGACTTTGTATTTACAACGCAAACCTCCGATGATTTAGGTTTTAACTTTGGTCAAAGTGAACAAGTCTTTGCAGGCTATAATACTTTATTTACTGAAATAAATTGGTTCTACTGTAAAGATGGATCTACACAAATAGATCGATGTGTGACATTAAATTATAGAGAAGGTTTGTGGACAACAAGTTCCTTAGCACGAACTGCCTACAGTGATAAGTATGTATTAGATAACCCATATGCAACAGAATACGATTCAACGGGTTTACCCTCTGTATCTATTAATGGTATTACAAATGAGTTTGGTGCTGCTATATTATACAAACATGAAACAGGAAATAATCAACTTGATGTATTAGGAAATAAAACTGCAATCAATGCATTTATTGAGTCAGGTGATTTTGAAATGCCAATGGAGGGCACTGCAGGTGAGTTTTTTGTTAAAATAAGAAGATTTATACCTGACTTTGGAAAGCTTGATGGTAGTGCTCAAATTACTATTAACCTCAAAGATTTTCCATCAGAAACAGAAGCGTCTTCACCACTTGGACCATTTACTGTTACATCGAGCACAAAAAAGGTTGACACAAGAGCAAGAGGTAGGTTAGCATCTCTTAAAATAGAAAATACATCAACTGATGAGTCTTGGCGATTTGGAGCATTCAGAGCTGATGTTCAACCTGATGGAAGGAGGTAAAATGAATTATACAGCAAAACTTAAAAAAGTTATTAAAGGTTTAAAAAAAGCTACAAAATTGCACGCACAACAAGCGAAAATTTTAGAAGGCATTGAAAAAGACCAAAGACTTAAATCTAAAAAGAAAACAAAGTAATGACAAAAAAAGATCCAAAAGTAGGGACAGGTAAAAAACCTAAAAAATCAGGCAGAAGATTGTATACTGATGAAAACCCTAAAGATACGGTTAGTATTAAATTTGCTACACCAACTGATGCCAGAAATACTGTCGCAAAGGTAAAAAGAATAAATAAACCTTATGCACGAAAGATACAAATACTAACTGTTATGGAACAACGAGCAAAGGTTATGGGTAAAACACAAGTTGTTAGCATAGCAAAAAAAGCAAAAGAAGCTTTAAAGAAAGCGAGAAAAGTTGGCTAAAATAAATATACTTATTCCAGAACTTAATGAGGATTATGTGGTGCAAAACCAAAGACAAATAACTTATGGTATCGAAACATTAGTTAATCAATTAAACTTTGCTTATCAAAATGATTTAAAAAACGAACAAGATGCCTTTAACTTTTTTATGAGCTGATGACGATACAATATAAAAATCAAGGTTTTTCACTAACAACCACAGGCACAACAAGTGTGCTGACAGCACCAGCTAATGGTCGTTGTCTGGTTAAACAAATACAGGCTCACAATGGTTCAAGTGGTTCTGCAGTTAATTTAGCAACTCAAGTAACAGACACAAGCGCATCAGCAACCTTTAGAATTGACAATGCCGCCATAGCAGCAAATACAACACGACAAATTATTTCACAAACACTTGTATTAGAAGAAGGTGATATTTTAAAAATGACAGCAGGTACAGCTAATGAAATACAAGGTATAGTGTCGTATGCATTACTTGACCGCTCGCAAGAAAACGGATAAATTATTTGCAATTTTATATAAATTAGGTAATTTTAACTATGGATATAATACACTGCAAATCTGAAACGAAGATCACAAACAAAAAAACTGGTAAGGTTTATAAGGATGAAGCTGAAGTCAAAAAAGACATTGAAGACGCCTCAACTGACACAACTGAAAGTGACATACAACGGGACGTTAACATTATCGTCCCTGAGTTATCACTGGATGGAGAAACAGATTGACACCATTAGGTGGGACTGAGCTACAAGAAAACTTTTTAACAAGTTTTGTTGATAAAAAAATACTTGAACAATTTCAGATTTGCACATCCGTTCCAGAAAAAATACCTCTTGCTGAAGATAAAATAAATATATTGTGGCAAAAAAATAGTTACGATCAACCTAATATTGTGCCTTGGTTTAAAGAACAATCAAATCATCAAAAATACGATTGGTATGTGTTTAACTCTAGTTGGAACTACGAAAAGTTTAGATATCATTTTAATATACCTACTGATAGATGTCATGTTATAAAAAATGGTGTAACTAATTTTCCGCAAAGAAAAGTTTTTACAAAAGGTGATAGACTACGTATGATATTTCACCCAACACCTTGGAGAGGTCTTAATGTCCTACTTGCAACTATGCAGTTATTAGAAAATGAAAATATAGAATTAGATGTATACAGTAGTTGTGAAATATACGGAAAAGAATTTAAAAAGGAAAACGATGACAAGTATCAGGATCTTTACGATCAAGCTAAGACATTAAAGAATGTAAATTATCTTGGTTATAGAAGTAATGATTTTATTTTAAGTAAATTGCCATATTATCACATGTTTGCTTACCCAAGTATTTGGGAAGAAACTTCATGTATATCTTTACTTGAATCGATGGCTGCTGGTTTATATTGCATGACAACAAACTATGGCGCTTTGTTTGAAACAGGAGCCGAGTTTCCTGTATATGTAAACTATGAAACTAATTTAGTAAACTTGGCACATCAATTTGCAGAGGGTATTAAAATATGTCGGAACACGCTCCACGAACCAATGATCCAAGAACATTTAGACGAACAACAAA